AGTTCTTTAGCTTCTCTTTGTTCGGGTACTTGACGGGTATGGTGAAGCACTTGAAGTTCATCTCCTTCACCAAGACGTTGTAGACACTCTCCTCGGTCTGAGGTGTCCCCAGGAAGATGATGTCTCCCTTACCGTGCTCTGTCTTCGTAATAGGAACAAAGTCGTTCTGGATAACCCTGACGATACGCTGACGTGCGTCCTCAGTCATAGAGTTCCTTTCGACCTCAATGTCATCAGCGATCAACAGGGTCGCACGGCTACCCGTGATCTGCCCTGTGATACCTCTGGCTGCTACAGAATACGATTGAGACAATGAGCCACCAGCTACGTCGAACTGGTCAGCCATGTCTCGTCGTGTGGCACCGGACTCCCTAGTGCCCTCTAGTAACCAAGAGACCATCTTCATGGACTCCAGGATACCTTTGGTCTGAGCTACGAACTCCTTGGCCTTAGATCCTGTAGCTGAGACGACCATGATCTTCTCGTCCCTAGGGTTCCTCATCAGTCTCCAGATGGCATAAGCACTGGTGATGTATGACTTACCTAGAGACCTGAAGCACCGGATGATATCTTCTCTTGGTTCTTTAGTGTCCCAAAGATCCTCGTGTGGTCTAGCGGCCCTTCTTTTCTGGGAGGAATCTACACCGTACTGAAGTCGGTGTGCGATCTCATATTGGGCCTTAGTGGGCTCCGGTAGCCCCAAATGTGACCACACGAGGAACAGGAAGTTGCGGAAGTCCTCAAAGGCAGGATGCACTTCTTCGGGCATGGTGGATAGCCAATGAGGACCACCGTCAACAAACTCTGGTTTAAGCATCTGAACTCGTAGCAAAAGGCATCATGGTCTTGTACTTCTCAAGACTAGCAGAAATCTGCCGAGCCATTGGTAAATCTTTTGCATCATCAGGAGGCGGAAAGGCCTTCAAGAAGTTAACGCAAGCGCTGACCATTGCGGGTTGAAGTTCTTCGTCCGTAGCCACAATAGCCAACAAACGATTACCTAAAGCATCACGCAGTTTTGCGCTAGTAGACACTGATCACCTCCCTTCCTTAAAAAACATAAGCAATACACGGCGGTCTCCTGTATGTGGATTCACTTTGTGCTTAACGTCACTGCTGTATATTAAAAGGTCTCCTGATTTCTTTATTGGTTGGTCGTCATAAAAAAAGAATTCTCCTCCTTCAAAGTCTGATGGATCTGACAGCAACATAGTGGCTGTATGTGTACACCATGTCATGTGCTGGTTGTTCCCTGTGTCCGTATGCCAGTCGTGACCATTAGGGTTTTGTTCGACCACACAATAGGCGGGGTGCATAAAGGAAACGTCTGCATACTCTTTAACGAGGCCTACAAGTTTAGAGATCTCAGGCTCTGCGTAATCTCGTGGCCCTACGCCCTTGGGGAACTTGAGAAGCTCTTGTTCACTGAGGGCATCATGCAAGATAATGATCATTCTCAGGCCGGAGTTTTCTTAGGTTCTAAAAAGGGGAACTGAGCGCAGTTAGCATGCCAAGAGGTTATCTCTCTTTTCTCAAGCCTGTAGCTCATTAACTGGTGTACTGCTTCGTATGGAGGACACTCAGAAACTTCTGTTGCGTTTGCCTCATAAGAACCGTCTGGCATCGTGATTACCAAAAGAAACAACATCTTCGTTAGTACACTTAGTTCCATCACCAACGCTCCTTATGTGCAAAGTTTTTTACGCATGTACTCAATGTCTTTGAGTATGGACGCCGTTTCTCTTGCACGGCTTTCCATAACCTGTGGATCTAAAAGTGAAGACAGTACCCCAAGACGTTGTGACATAACTTCGTTTGTACTGTGCATTTTGTCTGTACACGAGTCAAGATCCCTAAGTCTTTGTTCTATGTCTTTAAGCTGTTCTATAACGCTTTTTAGTTTGGTCTGTACAATCACAGCTGCTGATACTACAGACACTAGCATACCACCCACAGTGAGCATAGTTCTAAGGTCTAGGCCCTCCATTGGATTTAATCTCCTTGATTGTTTGGTATATCCTTAAAGCAAGCCAGATAATAGATAGAAAACTAGCAACCGCTGGTAAGACCTCAATGAACCCCCCAGCGGCCACTGCTATAGCGGACCAATCAATTACAGAACGGTTCACTTTTAGGTTCCTTGGTATTCACCAATACGGATAACAGCAGTTCCTGAGCCTGCGTATCCTACCTTGTAGTAAGTGTTCTCTGGGTCTGTGCCTACTTCCTCCGTTGGAGCTGTGAAGGTATCGACATCAAAGAAGGTTGCGTTGTCTGGGCTACGACTAACGGTAACAGTACCCGTAAAGGTTCCTGAGATCGATAAGTTAAAAGAGCCAGCTGTTAGAAGAACAGACGTTGTTGCTTGTCCGTTAGTTAGAGACGCTTGAACTTTAGTGGACATTAGTAGGCTCCTTTAATAACTTTGGCCAGCGGTGATTGCTGCGCTAATGGGTTCCATATCTTCAGTAGTCCAATAGCTTTGACCTACCATCAACCGCAAGTGTCCAACACAGGTATCAATGGATTCCTGTTTTTCTTCTGCTATGCTGTCAGCCATCTTAGTCCCTGCAACAATCTTGTTAATTCGATTAGATACAATGACCATTGCAGCATAGTTGGTAGCGATCTGCTCGCTTGTGATTTCACTCATGTTACTTACCTTTTCGGCACTTACAGGAATCTACTTTAGCCTTAAGTTCGTCAAGCTGTGCCGACAACTCTTGGATAGCTTTGACAGCAATAGGAAGGAGCTGTGCAGGTGCTACCTCTAGACGCTCTGGGTTGATACGAAGAACACTGCTAACCCACTCAGCATCGTTAGCATCCTCGACAGCCATCATTTCCTGAGCAATAAACCCAAAGTCTTTCTTGTCTGTGACAGCACCATCACGCATCTGCCAGACAAACTCGACTGGTCGGACCTGTTGGATATAGTCTAGCCCAAGGCTTAGGTCTTGGATTTCGTCTTTGTCCCTAGCGTCTGACAATGCAGTAATGCTTGTTGCCTGGCATCGCAAAGTAACGACAGAAGAACTGCCAAGTGTAATTTCGTTAGATACAGTAGCCGATGAAGGTGTTGCGTCCCGGCCCAGCAGGGTATTATCTGCCCCTGTGGTCAGCGTATTGCCCGCGTTGTAGCCGACGCAAGTATTGACACCACCACTACTTATATCATTCCCCGCAAGATATCCGACACAGACGTTGGAATCAGAATCAACGATATCGATGCCCGCCGACCGCCCGACTAGGACGTTGTTGGAACCGCCTTCTAAATTTTGTCCCGCGAAATAGCCGATTCCGACGTTGTAATCGCCGTCGTCCAAGCTAGTCAAAGTTGCGTAACCGCCAACAGCCACATTCCCTTCCCCAGACACGCACGCTGTGAGAATATTCCGAGCGCCGACCGCCACGTTGTGGCTACCTGAGACGTTGGCTCCAAGGGCTGCATAGCCATAGGCGCAGTTGTAAATCCCAGTTGTGTTGGCGTCTAAAGCATACGCGCCAAACGCCTGATTTTGCGCGCCATTGTTGAGCGCAAGAGAATTGTAACCGACCGACGTTGAGTTAGCCGATGTCGTATTATCTCGCAGCGCATTGTTGCCGACCGCCGTATTGCGACCGCCTGTGGTGTTTTCCTTGAGAGCCGAGACCCCGACCGCCGTGGCGGAGGCAGCGGACGAGTCCTCAAGCGCGCTCGTGCCGATGCCCAGGCTGGTTGCAGCAGAGCTGTGACGAATGTCTAGGTTACTGGTGCCTTCTAGGTTTTTATCCGTTAGTGTTTGTTCGATCATTTCGGAAGTGACTTGAGTTCCGAAGACTCCTGAGAATGTCATAATTTTATGTCCTTTTTAAACCACTGTTAAATTAGCAAGTTGTGTTGTCGTGCTCGCCCCCACATGAGTTTGACCGCTACCCATTGCTCGACCCGGCAATCTGATGCCAATCAGTGCCATCACTAATCAACATCAGCTTGTCTTTTACGCTATCAAGACTAAAATCCGCAGCACCACTCAGGTATAGATTGCCGGTGCCGTGCTTGCAGACGATGGTTTTTGCTTCGTCATCAGCCTGGATCACTAATATCTGACCGGCAACCACGCCCGTCATTGTAAGCGTGACCAGATCATCAGTCGTTCCAGATTGGACCGCTATCTTGGCGAATGTCTGTTTGGCGTCCGTGATCCTAGCCGTACCCGACGTTGCGATGGTGTATGTGCTTGCCGCCGACAGCACTAGGCCAGCGACCGTATTCACCCCAGCGAGCGCCGCCGAACCAGCGACATCCAGCGAATCAGATACGGTAATCTGTGGCTGCACTCGATCGTTGTTGTAAAACACGCGAGATCGATGATAAGACTGTCCGGCATAGGCATAGAGCGCATCAGAGAACACAATCGGATCGGCTAGAGTTACATCCGTATTGCCGCCAGACAGAGCCCGCGCCGTCACAGATGAGAAATACCACCCGCCCGACCGTTCTACCCAGACAAGATCACCGATGGCGTAGATAGATTGAACGTCGCCTATGGCAGTGAAGATGTAGGAGCTTACCGCGCCAGCAGATGAATAATCTGTATATCCTGAACTATTTACATAGGTTGGAACCGTGCCCGTTGTTTTCAGCTTGAATGTGTTTGCTGGCGAGGTTGTCCTATCCGAGACAATGTAATGATTGCCGTTCAGGAGATTGACAACAACGTCGTCGATAACCTGAGTCATGCCAACAACGCCGTCGATGTAAACCTTATCGCCATCGGCAGGCGGCTCGCCATTGACGGTCACAAGGGTAGTGGTACCTTTATCAATCGCGGTTATCGACAAAGCCGCCTTTTCTGTCACGCTTTCCAGGCGTCGAACGCCAATGACATTGCTTGTCACCACAGCATCATTGCAGCTAAACTCCGTTTCTGATGTGCCCGATATGCTCGCCAGTGTCGTTATCGCATCAGCATCATAGCCATTATAGACTAGGATCGTGCAACCAACATCCATTTTGGTGACTTTAGACCGCGCTAGATTTGTGATGGTGAAATCTGTTGGGCTATCTCGCGTCGCTGATTGCCCGAGCACACTTGGGTAAGCGCTGTAGACCCCAAGATCGGCAATCTGATTCGTGCGGCTTAGAATATATGTATCTTCGCTATCTACCGCGCCAGCAGACGTAGCGCCATTAGACGCCTGCCCCATAACTGGCACGAATGTCGATCCGGCCTCAATCCAACAGCTATCAATCTTATTGCTGGCACCGTTCATTTTGAACCGGAATGTTGAACCGCCTTCATTGTTGTTTGTAACCGGGTCAGCAGGCTTATTGCTTAGGCTGTCGCGCACGACGTTAGTGAAGCCGTCAACTTCAACATTGACTTCGCATCCTGTCCAGGCGCAGTTTGACCATGTGTTATTATTCGATCGACGTGTCCTCGCTTGGCTACCACGGAGTCGGCAAGCAACATCTTTGGCGTCATCCCAATCGCAGTTTACGAACTCATTATGGTAAAGGAAATTGGCATTGTTATCTGGATCCGTATGCAGTGCATCAAAGCCAATTTGAAGGACGGACCAAACACCGTCCCCGCCTAATGTGCCCGCATTCAATTGGTAGCTGACGCCGACTTGCCTGATTTTATTGTAATGCCACTCAGACCGAAACAACGTGATCGCCGCCGTATTGCTACCGGATGACAGCCGAAGATCACGCATGATTTCAAAGTAACCCTCATCGTCGATTTCATACAAATTCCCTGATGTTTTAATCAGATAATCAGTGATCGACGTGCCAGCCTGAATGACGGATGAAACGCCGATGCCGAGCCAGCCAACCCGATGCGGCTGTGTGAGCGTAGTCTGACAGAGGAACGTCCCTTTCGGCACGAACAGGCGATAGCCACCCATCGCGGACGCCAGATCGATACACGCCTGTATTACCGGCGAGTTGTCTGTTGGGTTTTCTGTCTCCCCGTCGGCCAATGCCCCTGCCCAGGTGATATTAAGCTCTCGGGCATCATCGCGGACCCATGCGCCGACCGTCGTGGCTATCCCATCAGCAGCGATAAACATCGCCTCCAAAGTGTCCGCCGTTACCTTAGTGGAATAGTCGCCAAGCCTATAAGACCATGTGCCTTGCCGACCCTCTTCCATTAAGTACGTGACCTTGATCGTCCCGGTGGCCAATGCCTTCAGCGCAGTTCGGGTCGGCGTTGTCGAGCCTGCTGGTCCTGTAGCGCCTGTAGGACCAGTAGCGCCTGTAGGACCAAAAGCACCTGTAGAGGCTATTGATACTGTGTAAACAATAGCTTCAACATTATTAGTACCAGGCGGCGGGTCGCTATCAAAAGTCAGCGTTGTTCCTGAGATTTCGTAGGTATCTTTGTTCTGATAGACGCCATTAACAAAGACATTAGTTAAGGTTTTAGACGTAGGTGTCGATGTCAGTGTGAAGACTGTCGTGCTTCCGTTAGCTGAGAACGTATCAATAGACGACGTTCCTGGAGCGTTGTAGTACGACATCACCTGTATGTTATTAGTACCAGGCAGTGGGTACTCATCGAACGCAATGGTCTGTCCGTTGATTGCGTATTTGCTTTTCTGTTGGTACACACCGCTCACAAAGACGTTCGTGTTCTCAGCGCTGAGAGGTGTTGTGCTTAGACCAAAAGATATGGTGCTGCCATCAGCTGAGAACGTGTCAACCGTAGCTGAAGTCACCCTGTCAACAACACCGTCCAAAGACTCTTGGGCCAAATAGAAAGACTGTAGGCTGTCTGTATCAAGCGTCTCTTCGCTTAAGATACCACCAGTCTGATAGTCAATAAGGCGCTGCCCAGGTGAGGTCTGACGCTCAATAGAAACAAAAGCTCCAGCAGTTGGCACAGAGGAAAGCTGGATGCGGCTGTCGTTTACCCAGACAATCGATTCATCAAGAAAATCGTCAACATAAACCTTGACGTGGCTTTGAGACAAATAGGGAAACGAAACGTCAAAGAGGTCCGTAGATCCTGTTGCTGTGTAGGTATCCTTAGCGTATGCCATATCTCTCTCCTAGCCCAATGTGGCCCATGCTGAAGCTCCAGCTAGACCGGTGTAGAAAACAATGTGAGGCGATCCGACCGATCCTGGGTTCCAACTTGTCCCATCAGCGCCGACAATCAGCCCGTTATATTTCCATGTCGGTTCCGCAGTCAGCATCGGAACGCCCCACCCACGCCGTGACTTAGCCCCGTCAGTCGTCTTAGGCGACCGCCCCGTTGTCACAACGCCATCGTAAATGTTTACCATATTATGGAGCGATGACCCTGTGCCTGGAAGCTGCAGTGGATTTTCCGTCGCCTCCCAAACCTGCGCGCCGATATCAACCACATCCGCAGTGGCGACGCCAGCCATGATCGCGATAGCCTTAGACCACCGCGAGAACACGTTCCCATCCTCGAAGAATACCGCGTCATTGACGTTCGCCAGTTCGAAGCAGACGCCGGCATCGGGATATGTTTGGACTAACTCACCCGTATGGTTGCCGCCCGTGCAAACGCAGTTTCGCACGATGAGATTTTGAACTGAACCGCCGCCGCTAATGCCGAACCGTATTCTGGGATAGACCGTTGATAGTTTTTGGACCGTCGCCGTGGACCCGGAGTATGATCCTGTCGTCGTGATGCCATCGCCGTTCAAATCTTGCAATACGAATGTCGTGGACGCCACGGCGCTGACGAGACAGTGCATCCCCGCCGCGCCGATAGCGACACCATCTATATCGACGTTCGTAGTCGGATCGATCAGCCAGACTTCGTCGCCATTGGAATAGCCGTGAGCGGTATTCGTCGTAACTGTTGCGGTTGACCCGATGGCGATGCCGGTCACGTCCACGGCGGCATCAACAACATACGGATCAGACGATGTTGACGACACCATCTGAACTTGCCAATCGACTTGATTAGCCTTCTCAATCACCGCCGTTTTCTTATTGCTTTCCATCAATGTCGCGTTGAAAACCACCGTTGTTGATGCGGGTTCGTTGTCAGGTGAATGAAATTTTATCGGAAATTCGTGGAAAGATATGATGCAATTAGTCGCTAGAAATGCGTTGCAATTGATGACGTGCAACCCGTCTAATGTGCGTTTGCCATCTCCTGGCGTTCCGCCAAAACCAACTGTCTGAATGCCACTGATGATCGTTGAGCTGTCGAGTGATGCTGTTGATGCGTCATAGATAACCACGCCCGCGCCCGCCGTTCGGATGGTGCTGACGACCTCCCCGACCGGGCATGATGGCGTTATGTTCACGTTGAATATGGATGGCGATTGTTGGACCGCAAACAATTCCAGGCCACCAACAATGCACATATCCTGCATCGCAAACGACCGGCTGATGTAGTCAGCGGTTCCGTTCGGACAGTCGGGCATTCCAACCGCCAAAATGCCGTTAATTAGCCTGGAACCTGGAGCCTGCGCGTCAGGTCGGATGACCGATGGATTACCTGAATTAGACGCCCCTGCGATCCTGAAACCGTTGGCCTCTGCGCCGTGCCGGTTGCCGCCAGAGTTTGCGTAAATTCTATTGCCACCAAGTTCATAAACCCTCTCCCCAAGCCACAGCACACCATTACTGCGCGTCGCACTAGCCGAGTTTCGCTCGACCATTGGCCCCTTGCCTGCCAACAGAGAGTTAATGGCTCTTTGAATGGCTGCGCTGTCATCCGTCACACCATCGCCGACAGCGCCCGCCCACTTAACGTCGAGTGTGCCAGAGTAGTCTCGAATGTATTCGTAAGTCCCAGCCGTTGGCCGAATATACAGGCAGTCGTCAGCCAGATCGAATGTTATCACTCCAGCAGATGGCGGAAGCGATCCATTAACTGTGATCGCGGCGTGTTGAAGTCCGCCTGTTTCATTGTGATCGTGGAATGACTTCCAGTCCGTCGCCACATCCGTCGATGTTGTAACCGTTCCTGTGTACCCAGAGCCGGGTTGGATGATCCATGCTGCACCGACCTCACCGTTTTTAACGACAATGTTTGTGCCAGATTTTATCACCCGGACGACATCGCCCTTAGTGTCGGTTTGTCCTGCTGGGACAGCCACAAGCTGGAGCCTGTGATACATCCCTGTATATGTGCCGCCATCATCCTCTCTGCCCGCCGCAAAAGTCCCGAACTTGCGGCTTGATATATCCTTGCGATCCGCGACCAAGTATCGGGTAGGCGTTACCAGCGCCGATGCCTCAACAGCGTCACGCAAATTCTTGATAGTCGCTATGATGTTTTCGCGCGTCGTGCCGCCACTCCCAATAACAACCGGCGTCCGTCCGCCCGTGACACTCACTCCAGGATAAGGCTCGTCATCAAATTCAAAGGTGACTGGCGTTGCCGCAAACGATGCCGTGGCGTCGTACACATAGATAGTCACATAGTCCCCGTCAGCTGGCAGGGTTGGGACGCCGTTGCCATCTTCAAGTGCGATCTCGCTCTTGACCCGCACGCCAGCAAGCCCGCCCGATCCGTTGCCGTCACTATCCACTAATGGCACCATGAAAACGCCGTCAGGCAGCAGCCCGCCGACGCCGCTGATCGTGGCATGACCATGAACGCCGAGATTGGTCGAACGGAAGAACGTGCCGCCACCACCATCGCCTATCGCAGTTCTGCCGTTCGTGGTTGCCGTCGTAGGCATATCTGTTGATAATTTGAGCGCCGCCGCTGTATTGAAAAATGTCTCAACCTCCGAGCCTGCTGGCCCTGTAGGCCCTGTAAGCCCACGAGGTATCGTGAAGTTCAGGATAGAGTTTGTAGAAGTACCAGCGTTAACAACAGAAGCACTTCCACCAGCCGCGCTTGTTGTTGTAGTCCCAACGGCTACTGATACTTCCTCTGAAATGTCCCACACTTCCTGAGTCAGATAGAAAGCTTGCAGGCTATCGTTGTCTAAGATCTCTTCACTAAGAACCCCACCGCTCTGATAGTTCACAAGACGTGCTGTTTGAGACGTAGACCTAACTAGAAGAACAATGGCACCACTAGCTGGAGCTGTAGAGAACCGGATCTTCTGTGGGTCTGTGGTGAACGTGTAGTCGTCTG